CTTAGTAACATTTTAACACTTAACTAAGTTGTGTCCATGGAACTATACTAGCATCATTACTCCAGTTAAGTTTTCTTTATCTTTCATTTAACTCAATGAATGTTAAACAGTTTGTTTTACAGCACGCATCCATGAAAAACCCTTGATATATCTATGTTTTCAGGGAGTGCAAAAAGTTTTATTTAACACTTAGGTTTCTTTTTGTTAAACAAATGTTTAACAAATGTTTTACCAGAAGAAGAATTAAAGAATTAAGAATAAAGAATAGCTGCTACTGTTCATCGAACCCTTTTTTCAAAAGATAATCCAAAAGTTCTTTTGCTTGTTCTTTAGTGATTTTTCCATCACGACCAGCAATTAGGGTTTCGGGATCATTTAAAAGCTCATCTATTTGAGAGTCGTTTGAATTTCCTTTTAACAGATAGTCTGTTGTGACATCCAAGACCTCAGCTAACTTGATTATTTCTGAATCAGTAATAGGTCGAGTGCCTTTTTCTATACGGTTCATAACAGCATAATTTAGGTCTACACGGCGGGCTAGTTCCCTTTGGGACCAACCTTTTCTTTCTCTTAATAAAACTATCCGATCACCTATATTCATTGTTTTCACCACTTTCTAAGTAAGACAAATGATAACATGTTTCCATTATGGAAATAAAAAAAGTTTCTAAATTGTAAACAAAACTTATTGACATTTCTGTTTTAGAACTGTATTATGTGGTTACAAAGTTTCTGAAACAGAAACGAAAGGAGTGAAAGATATGCAGAAACTCGATTTGGTTTTTATCAAGAAAAGACGAATCGAATTAAAAATTTCTCAGCGAGATCTAGCAATAAAGCTAGGATTAAAAACTGGTTCAAGTTATTTAAAGTATGAGCAGGGTGTTTATGCATTTAAAGCAGATCAATTGCCAACCTTAGCGCAACATTTAAAATGCAAAATCACAGATTTTTTTGCTGAAAACGTTTCTGATTTAGAAACAAACAGTGCTTAGGAGGATTTCATTATGAGCAACAAACCATTAAGCCCTCAGGAAGCTGCTAGTTTACTGAGGGTTCATAAAGAAACCATTTATTCCTTGGTTAGAAATAAGGAAATTCCGCATTTCAGAATTGGAAAGAAAATATTTTTCCGACCTGAAACCCTAAATGCTTGGATAAGCCAATTAGAACAGAACAGTGTTGATGATTCTGCTTAATATCTTTCAACTAAAGTTTACCAATATACGGTTAAAAATTTGGTAGAAAAAGGAGAGGTTCAAAGTGAAATTTGGTAGAGCACCGAAAGCATTAAAAAGCGCTCGTAAAGAGGCGGAACTTACACAACAGCAGTTATCTATGGACGATGAATTATTTCTTTCACGTGAATCTGTATCTCATCAGGAATGCGGCCGCCACAAAGTTCAGCCGGAGGTGGCCCAATATTTTGCTGAGAAACATAATGATCCACGGGCTGCCCTTGAAGCTGCTTCTGATTATACAGGCTGGGGACCCTTAATCTTGGATGGGGAAACAGCTGATTTGCACAGGGTGAACCTTCTTGTTCAATCCAAGATACAAATGACAGAAGCCCTAGATGCCCTACAAAATTCAGTTGAACATATTTCAGTTAATCCCAAAACATTGTCAGATACAAAAATGATTGAAAAATCGATTCAGGAATGTTTAGACGTCATAACAGCTTTAACTCAACTAATCGTTGTTCTCTGTAAGGAATATTCAATTTCATGGGTGAAGATGTGGGGCAAGCATAAAATGAAGCTTTTAACGAGGGGGTTAATCAAAGGTGCTTCTTGAGGACATGGTTTTAAAAATACACTCTGATTCAGCAAGGCGGGAACAGATTTTTATTGAGGAATACTCAAAGCGTTTAATCAAAGCTGTTGCCAACGGAGATATGAAAAAGGCAAATGAAACGGTTAATGAACTTCGCAAATCTGTAAAACAACTAGATCAATACATAAAATCCAAGCAAGACTTCGATCGCATTGTTGAAGTGATTCCGTCAAAAGATTTTTTTGAAAAAAAGTTAGAGGGGATGATTTGAATGAAATTTGTATTATCTGCAAGCCGTTTAATGAAAGCTTCTGAGGTTGTAAATCATTGTCGGGAAGTAAAGAGGAATCCAGCACAGATTCTTCTGGTGAATGCCGAGGCGAAGAAGGCTATTGAAAATATAAAAAAGCAGCAAGCTCCTACACTCACTGCTTAAGGAAAATATAAAACGTTATGAAAGTATTATATCGCTCTTTATTGAGCACGGCAAGCTTGTTCTTGTCGTCAGGCCAGGGGGAGATCCTTTTTATCCATCCTAACCCCCCTTTATTTTACCACCATCCTCTCTCTGGTCTGACGATGCGCACAAGCATCAGAAAGGAGGATTTTCGGTGTTTTACCTGGTTATTCCGCCAAGGAAGTGCCCTAATTGCGGAAAGGTCGAAGAACGATCTTACAAAATTTATTGCAGCAAATGTGAACACAAAATTCCTGATAGTGTTCAGGAACTACTTCAAAAAGCGAAATAAAAAAAGCTCGCTTTGCAGAGCGAGCCGTAGAAGGTGTTACAAACTTTGGTATTGATAGTGTACTGTATCACCTTCCAAAAATCAAATCTTTGGAGGTCTTTGACAAATGAATGAAGTTTTTTACACTGAGCCGTTTAGTGATCATCGTCGCGATCAAATTAATCTTACCACTGTAGGTGGGTCAATTTCCTATGATCTTAAGGGGAATCCATGTTTTCACTTCCCGACAGCTGAGGCGCGAAATGAGTATCTTTCTCGCAAGTTTAAAGAGAAAGGACGTGAAGCCAAATGAAAAAGGAAATTAAACTGCTCAAATTAGAACTGCGTAATTTTAAGGGGATTAAACATTTTACTCTTGATACTCAAGGCGAGAACGTCAAGGTCTTCGGTGATAATGCAACAGGAAAAACAACATTGTTTGATGCTTTTATTTGGCTCTTATTCGATAAGGACAGCCAAAACAAAAAAGATTTTCAGATTAAAACTCTAACAAAAGAAAACAAGCCTATTAGCGGACTGGATCATGAAGTCAGCGGCTTGTTTTTGATCGATGGGACTGAATTGTCTCTGAAAAAGGTGTACTCCGAGAAGTGGACAAGAAAGCGGAGTAGTGCTGAAGCAGTATTCTCTGGACATACCACTGACTATTTTATTAACGAAGTGCCATCAAAGAAAAAAGAGTTTAATGATCGAGTCAGCTCAATTATTGCAGAAGACAAATTTAAACTCATTACTTCTCCATCTTTCTTCAATGAGCAATTGAAATGGCAAGACAGACGGAAGATTCTACTTGAGATTAGCGGCGATGTAACAGCCGAGGAAGTATTCAGTAAAAACCCTTCTGTGGCTGCCCTGGAAAGCATCTTAAAGAAACGGTCGCTTGAAGAGCATAGAAAGGTGATCGCGGGAAAACAGCGTGAAATAAATAAACAGCTCGATGCAATACCGGTAAGAATCGATGAAGTCCAGCGCACAGTCGAAGATACATCTGGTCTAGATGAACAAGAATTACATGACGAGATAAATTTTCTTCAAAAAGAAGTTGAGTCATTGGAGGAGAAACTTCGTTCAGCTCGTAATGGTGAAGCTATTTCTGAGAAGAGGAAAGTAATTCTCCAGCTGCAGAATGATCTTCAGGAAATCAAAAATGACCATCAGGAAAAAGAATACAAAAAGATCAATGAGATTAAAGAGCAGCTATACCCTGTGAAAAGTAAGATTGATGAAATTTCAATGGAGATTAAGTCGAATCAGCGGCAGTTATCACTTGAAAAAGACAATTTGGATCGATTAAATACGGAAATCGAGTCGCTGCGCCAGAGTTGGTGCGACAAGAATGAGGAGACGTTTGATCAACATCAAACTGAATGCCCTACATGCGGCCAAGAATTACCGAAAGAAAAAATTGATCAAGCCATTGAAAAATTCAATTTTCATAAAAGCCAAGCTTTAGCTGAAATCAATGAAAAAGGCAAGTCGGTTAAGAGTCAAAAAGAAAAGTCTGAGGATGCTATTCAGGAATTAGAAGCTGCAATATCTAATTTGCAGGATGCCTATAAGAGTGAAGAAGAGACTTTATTATCACTTGAAAAAGAATTAGAGGGCGCGCAAAGCAATAGATCAGATATTTCAGCGGATCCAATTTATCAAAATAAACAAGCTGAAATTGACGCCGTACGGAATGAAATTCAGCATTTAAAATCTTCCATAGATCAAGCCGTTCAATTGATTAAGGATGATATCAACAGTAGAAAACAAGAGATTTTGCTGCTTCAAAAAGACCAAGCGAAAATTGATCACGCAAGGCATGTTAATGATCGGGTAAGGCAGCTTGAGCAGGAACAAAAAGAGTTAGCAGAACAATATGAACAGCTACAACATCAACTCTTTTTGACTGAAGAATTTGTTCGCACTAAGGTGCATCTCCTCGAAGAGAAGATAAACAGTAAGTTTAAATATGCTCGATTCAAGCTCTTCAAGGACCAGATCAACGGGGGACTGGAAGAGACATGTGAAACCCTTTATGAAGGTGTGCCGTATTCGTCCGGCTTAAACAATGCTGCACGTATTAACGTTGGGTTAGACATCATTAATACCCTTAATGATTACTACGGAATCACTGCTCCTATTTTCGTCGATAACTCTGAAGCGGTGACGAAATTGATCAACACAAATTCACAGATCCTCAGTCTGATTGTTTCCGAGAAAGATAAACAGCTACGTGTTGAGTTTCAAGACGAACTCGTTCAGGAGGCAATCTAATGGGAGCCTATTACATTATCGAACATGTTGAGACCAAAACTACTAAATCGTTAATTGTTGCTGACAGCGCACAGGATGCTTACAGATGTCTTGAACGTGGCTATTATGACGAGTTTGACAGTGAAATTAAAGTTGAAACTCACGTAAGTGTCAAAGAAGCATGTACTCCAAGGGAGAAGCAACTATTATTGACTGCGCCACAAGAGGGGGATTCAAATGAATAGCCAGAATCAATTGGCAATTATTCAAAAAGATATAACTGATGATGTGAACAAAAGTTTAACCAGATTGCAGGACGATGGTTTAGTCCTGCCTTCTAACTACAACGCAAGTAATGCTTTAAAAAGTGCTTTTTTTAAACTGCAAGAAGTAAGAGATAAAAACGGAAAGCCTGCATTGGAAGTGTGTTCTAGGGAATCAATAGCTAACTCTTTGTTAGATATGGTTGTTCAAGGTTTAAGTCCAGCAAAGACACAGTGCTATTTCATAGTTTATGGAAACCAACTACAACTTAATCGTTCTTATTTTGGAACACAAGCTGTGCTTAAACGGCTGACCAATGTCAAGGATATTTGGTCAAACGTAATTTTTGATGGTGATGTATTCGATTACGAGATTGTGGGCGGGCGCGAAAAGCTACTTAAGCATGAAACCAAATTCCAGAACAGAGATAACGATATTTTAGGGGCTTATGCAGTTATAAAAACAATAGAAGATGAAGAAATATTAACTGTTATGACGCGTAAAGAAATTGAAACTTCATGGACTCAAGCGAAAACAAAGAGCGTTCAAAACAAGTTTCCTCAGGAAATGGCCAAAAGAACTGTTATCAATCGTGCCGCAAAATCTTTTATAAACACAAGTGATGACAGCGATTTACTTGTACAGGCGATTAATAATTCAACAGAAAACGAATATGACAACGAACGTGTAGATGTAACTCCAGCCGAAGTACAGAAGCAAATTGAGGAAAACGCGAATACAGAGGTTATCGATATCGAACCAATTCCGGATCCACAACCAGAACAGCCGGAGCCCCAACCAACAAAAAAAGATGAGAAGCCCTCAGTCTTTGAATCGGACGGACCAGATTTTTGATTGAAATTACAGCCCTGTCATCGAGTAGTAAGGGGAATTGCTATCGGATCACCGATGGTAAGACCCCGCTTCTATTGGAATGCGGCATCAGCTTTAAACAGATGCAAGAGAGCTTTCAATTTAAAATGTCTCAATTCGCTGGCTGCCTTATCTCTCATGAGCATGGGGATCACTGCAAAGCAATTAAGGATGTTCTGAAAGCCGGCATTGATTGTTACATGTCTCCTGGGACGGCCGGAGCAATTGGCATTTCTCATCACAGAATAAAGCCTGTGCGCGCTAAACAGCCGTTTAAAGTTGGTTCTTGGTCTATTATGCCCTTTGACGTGCAGCACGATGTGGCGGAGCCGTATGGCTTTCTGTTGGCTAATGAGGATGGTGACAAGCTTCTGTTTGCCACTGATACCTATTACATCAAATATAAGTTTCCAGGACTCACTCACATTATGGTGGAATGCAATTACTCGAATGAAATACTGAACGAAAACATCGAAAGCGGCCGTACACCGCCATTTATGAAAAGACGACTCTTACAGTCGCACTTCAGTTTAGAAAACGTAAAAGAGTTTTTGAAGGCAAATGACTTGAGTAGGGTTCAGGGAATTTGGCTGCTGCATCTTTCTGAATCAAACAGCGACGAGAAGCTTTTTAAAGAAGACATCATGAAATTGACTGGAAAGGTTGTTTATATACCATGACTGACAATGACTTAATTGCGGTTCCTTACCCTTATTGTTATGTGTCATTGGCCAAGACAGTGGCTCCAGATATGCGTAAGGATACTCTATTAATGTACGTTTCAACTTATTTTCGTAAATATGAACCCAATCTTACTCTTGTGACAATCAAAGGGTTAAAAGCTATCTGCAGAAAGAAATAGCGATGGAAAGGAGGCGAGGCCCTTGGCTGGATGGGTGAGACTATATAAGTCAATGGTCGATCATGAGATCTTTACAGATAATGTCGGCTTTAGGTTATTCACTTTCTTAATTGCCAAAGCTGCGTTTCAGGACGGTATGAAGATTAATGATTATGAGTTGAAAAAAGGCCAGTATATCCGCTCATATTCAAAACTATGTGATGACTTAGCGATTAAAAAGGGCAGAGGTTTAACCAAATTCACAAGAGCAGCAGTAAAGGCTGCAGCTGAAAGGCTTCAGGCAAAAGGAATGATTACTGCAGAGGAAACTGAATACGGAATGCTTTGGACTGTATTAAATTATTCAAAATTCCAAGGTGCTGCTGAAGAACCTGCATATGAAAATAAGGCTAAAGAAAAGCCAAAAGCACCTCAGCCGAAGGACGAGGGCTCGACTTCTTTCCAAAAAATCGAAGAAAAATTCACTTCGAGAAAAGGTTCTCTATTTTTATCTGCTGTAGATACAGCGGCAATCAAAAAAGTCATAGATGCAGAGATACCTATCGACGATGTTTTGAGTTGGATAGATGAAATTTTTGATCAATATAAACCTAAATATCCAGGGGACAAGATAAATTCTTTTACTTACTGTGAACCAATTATTCGCGATAGATGGGCTGCTAAACAAAGCGAAAAACAGCCTTCTAATGTCTCAGAATTTAGGCCGCGCGGATCGATACAAGAAAAAAGCTTTGCTGCTCTTGAGGATTATGCTAGAGAGAACGGCATTAAGGTGAATTAGGAAGGTGATTACTTTGGAAAAAGCAGAAGCAATGAAATTATTGTTGCGGCTTTCCGCAGCATATCCGCGTTTTGATTTAAGCGGCGATGTTGGGAAAGAGCGAATTGAATTGTGGATGGACCATCTTCAAAAAATGCCGTTCCAAGCCGCAAAAACAAAGATAAATGAGCATATTGCAAATAAACCATTCCCTCCAACAATTGCGGAGATTAACGTCAAACAACCAGAGAAAAATGAATTTTTAGAGCAACAGAAAGAGTGGGAACGAAATGCAAAACATGCTAAAAAACCTTGAAGCAGAAGAGAGCCTGTTGGGCTGTATCCTTGTTGAAGGCGAGCTGATTAAGGAAACCACTTTGGAGCCAAAGCATTTTGCAGATGAGCGGCATAAACGGATTTTTAAGGCTATGCGTGATGTTGATTCCTCCGGACAGCCTGTTGAAATGGTGACAGTAGTTACAGAGTTAGGGGATACAGTCGAAGCGATCGGTGGTACCTCTTATCTTGTAGATCTAGCAAGTTCGGTTCCTTCTGTTATTAATTTTGAAACCTATCAAACATTAATCTATGAAGCTTTTAAACTTCGAGATATGCAAAAAACAGCGCTTGATTTTGCAAACAATCCAAGCGATGAGGGTATTTTGCAAGTCTATCAGAAGACCGTGGAGCTGCAGGAGATTGGAATTAAAAATAATCGCACCAAGATGGATGTTTTAACTGAAATATACAACGACATGTATCAAGAGAAAGGCGAAATAACAGGAGTGGAAACTGGGCTAGCTGATCTAGACGCTATGACCGGAGGCTGGCAGGATAGCGACTTAATTATCGTAGCTGCCCGGCCTTCCATGGGAAAAACAGCTTTCGCTCTAAATTTGGCCCAGAATGCGGCGTTAAAAGGTGGAGTTGTGGATGTTTTTTCTTTGGAGATGTCCGACCGTCAACTTGTTAACCGGATGCTCAGCAATTTAGGTTCAATCGAAGGTACAAAATGGAGAAACCCGCACAAGTATTTCAGTGAAAAAGACTATGAAAACGCGAATCGGGCCATCGGTGAATATGAAAAACTAGACATCTATATTCACGACAAACCGTCACAGTCCGTGGCTGATATTCGTTCTGCCATTCGGAAGACCACAAAGGAACACCCGGATCAAAAGCATTTGGTTGTGATTGATTATCTTCAATTAATCCGACCTATTGGAAAATTTGAAACGAAAAACTTAGAGGTCGCAAGCATAACAGGCGAATTGAAGAACATAGCCCGGACATTCAATATTCCAATCATTCTGCTTTCTCAACTTTCTCGCGGTGTTGAGCAGCGACAAGATAAGCGGCCGATGATGTCTGATCTTCGAGATTCAGGCAGCATTGAACAAGATGCCGATATCGTTAGTTTTCTCTATAGGGATGACTATTACGATAAGCAAAGCGACCTAAAAAACATAGTGGAGATCATTTTTGCAAAACAAAGAAACGGCTCGGTTGGCACTGTCATGGCTGCCTTTATTAAAGAGTACGGCCGATTCTTAAACCTTGATAGACAAATGGAAGAGAAGCTCGCTTAAAAGAAAGGAGCACATATTATGCCTTCAGATATAACACAGACTGCCACAGACGAGCGGCGGGAATTTTTAACGAATGAGCTTATCAAGTATGGCCAGTATGAATCGGAGGACGGGCAACAGCTGTATGAACTGTCTTTGCCGGAACTGGAGCGGCTACATATTAACGTTAAATGCAAGTTTGGCCGTGAAATATCCTTCGAGGAGGGAGATTGATGCTCGGCACGCTCCGCTCCTTAACATTCATAATCATGAACGCGGATTTAATAATGACTGAAATAGAGCAGCTGGAATCAGCTGACGGGAGGTAACAGCATTGATTAGTTTTACAGTTTACGGTGAGCCAGTAGCCCAAGGGAGACCGAGAGCCACCACGGTTAATGGGATGACCAGGCTATATGATCCAAAGAAATCAAGAGACTTTAAGCAATATGTAAAGCTGGTTGCTTCAGATTATCGGCCATCTAAATTGCTAGAAGGACCACTTGAATTGTCAGTAAGGGTTTATAAATCCACTCTGAAAAGCTTCAGTAAGAAAAAAGTTGCAGAAGCAGAACAAGGGCTGTTAAGGCCGAGCAAAAAGCCAGATGTTGATAACTATATAAAGGGCATTAAGGACGGACTAAATAAAGTCATCTGGCATGATGACAGCCAAATTGTAGACCTTCATGTCAGTAAGTATTATAGCCAAAATCCAAGAATCGAAATACAGGTAAAGCCACTATCACAAGAGGAGGAGCAGTTATGTCTTTCATTAATCTAAAATCTCTCGTTAAAAAGGTGAATATGAAGCCTAAAGGTATTACTGAAATCGTTTTGGAGGTAAGCACAAAAGAATTAGGTGGATCTAGGATTTCACGTCTTTCTGAAATGATTGATAAGGAAGTACAAGCTCAGCTGGAATCAGAAACAGTTCAATATGTCTTAGAAATAAATGCGAAAACTGAGAAACCAATTACAAATTACACGGTTGATCAAAGAGGAATTGTTAATGTCGCGGATCCTGAACCGGAACAACTTGAGGCAGAGTTAGGGCTCCCCGAAGAAAAACCAAGAATTGAAGAAAAACCAATGGAGATAGATCGAGAAATTGTTGATTCTTTCATCACTGAAGGTACGCCTCCAGTTCGTGATGGTTTTCCTGAAAATATTGATGAAATTGCAAAACGCCGTATTGAAGGGGAATCATACCGCAGGCTTGCAGATGAGCTTGGAATGTCTCCAAGTGCCACTATAGACCTCATTAACGAGTACAGAAAAGAAATTGCTCCAATTGCTGAAGCTTGGTGGGATTGGAAACAAGATCAAGCTGCAGAAGCGGAACCTTTGGAAAAAGAAGCGCCCCCTGTTCCTCTAGATCAAAACAATGAAGCTGATCCATCCTCCTCAGATGAAAAAGAGGAAGACAACCAGGATGAGGGCGAACACGGAGCGGCTTAATGGTTAAAAGGCAGCGGCGTTGGTATTTGCTGTTTCGCATGGAGGATGGACGAGCCGTCCACCTCTATGAGCCTTTGAAAAAATACGAGCTGCTCCAGCGGCTTAAAAATGGATGGAGGGTTATTGGTGGTCTCAAGGAGAGAGTATCTTATAAAACGTCTTACGGAAGATTTCAGGATGGTTCCAGGACACGGACCTGACTTTTCCCAGATGACAGATGAAGAACTTGAAAAGCAATTGAGATTTTTAGAATCTGCTTTTGAGATGGCTTGGGAAGAAGATATTGAGGACGATGATGATATATGAGCGTCAGACATCATCTGAAAATTTTACCGGAGTATTTTGAAGCGGTGATTGATGGACGTAAAACCTTTGAAATAAGGAATGATGACAGGGGTTTTAAAGAAGGGGATATCCTTTGTCTAAATGAATGGCAGGGTGAATTTACTGGCCGTTCAATAGATGTTCAGGTCACATACATCTCTAATTTTGAGCAAAAACCCGGATATGTCGTTCTCGGAACTAAATTGATGTCTTAAATAAAAAAACCGCAGCACAAGGCCCCGGTTTAGTTAATCTCGACAATTAATTATAACACGGGGAGTGCTGCAAAATGAACCGACCTATTGAACTTGAAAACTTACACCAACTTTCCGTTGGAGACTTGATTGAACGAAACAAAATAAAGCTAGTTATTCTTGACGGTAAGGATGGCTGCGCGTATTTAGCAGATACACCTGAGTACGGCATTACAAACGTGCATACTCGAGACAATGAATATATTAGAATCCATTTTGACTATGGATTTAAGAAGTAAGCGGAGGGGACACCCTCTGCAGTTATTGGGGGAGTGTTTATGGCCATGAAAGGCAAATGTCTCAGTTCAGACATTACACCATTAGACAAAGGGCGAGAATACTTCCTCTTCCCTTTAGGAGATAGCCACTATTATGTATCTATATTTGACAGTGTAAACGCCCATTGCGGAGCTTATGAAAAGAAACATTTTAAAGTCATCGATGCGGGCTTAGGAGAAGAGCCGCCTGCAGGTAATTATGAGCATCTGGATTCTTCAAAGATTTACAGCGCAGAACTTATTTGGATGAAGCCGACTTATGCTCTCTTAGAACCGCTTGGCACATATTATGTTAGGCCGAAGGCTCCAAGGATGACACACTGTTATTACTTCCAAGATAGAGAGTTAACAAAATACGGAGGGATTTTTCCTCTCCATTGGTTTATAAATTTTCAAGAAGTGAATGAAACTCTGCTTGATCAGATAGAAGAGAAAAAGGAGCTGCCGTCAAATGAATGGCAGCAAATGAGCTTGTTCTGAGATAAGGAGGAGCCAATATGAAAGATAGGATACAGAGAATCGAAAATGAGGTCAGGCAGCATATGGGGCTATCTCTGGCCTCAACGGAGTGGCTGATTGATACGGTTAAGCAACAACTGGCCGTCATCGAGGAAAACAAACGGCAGGAAGAAATAGCAGTCAATCAGTTCAAGCAGGCCCAGCAAGATATCCGACGCCTGAGCGGGGAAAGTAGCAGATATAAAAAAGCTTTACAACAAGTTATTAAGAATCTGCAATTCACAATAACAGCTGCTAAAAATGAATTAGAAGGTGAGAATAGTTGATACGAATTTATGAAAAAAGTGATTCGCAGTTTAATAACCTGGCTGCTGCCTGGTCTAAATTGACTCACCTTGATAAAAACTTGTTTGAAGTGAGCGCCATCATTCTGGCATCGGATCATCAAGAGGAAGAGGCGGAAAAAGTAGCTGTAGCGTTGAAAGGATCAACAGCATTGAGAATGGAAAAATTCACTTCTCTTATGCCTTGTATCATGGTTTGTTTACTGTGCGAAATACAAGTTCCATCAAGGGAAAATGAATTGATCAGATAGAAACAAATGAAAAATATAAAGGGAGAGATAAAAATGATCAAAGTAGCGGTTAAAGACAAATTAAAACAAGCAGAATTTGAGGCGTCAGGTTTTACAGCTGAAGAAACAGGCAAACTGCTGGGACAATTGCTGTTCTACATGAAGAGCGAAGCAGTAAAAAGTGGTGTTGATAGTAAGCAGCCTTCACATGTTCGTGATTTGAATAATAGAAGTATTTCAGATGGGATTGTTCACAAGACAAATATACATCAGGATCCAAAAGCGGATACTGTCCCAGTAGTTCCAAAGAAAACAGTAACTCGGGCAGAAACACCCCGGCCGCGCCGTGTTGAGTTGCTAAATAGTGAGCGGACATTAACAACGCCGTTGGCCGATTTACTAGGATCCAATCAGAAATTGGAGAATGAGCCGAAAAAGTATACTTCGACAAGTGAACGGAGTATTTGTAAGACCAAGTTTTCATGTCCATCTTGTAATTTAAAAAAGGACAAGCAAGTCCCTAATGGCTATAGATTTACTCCTTGTGAGGACTGTGGAACTTTGGTTCGTATTCGTCCGGCAAACCAAACTTGGGGGGCTTTTGATGACGAGGGATATCAGTACCACGCTGATTCAATTTATATGCCACGCAAAGAGAATGTGGAGGGCGCGGAGTGATGGATGCAAAGGATAAAGAAATGTTCGTGTCGATAAAAGAGAAACAAAAAGAATTAGCGAAGGAATGGGATAAATTTTGTGAAGAACCGGGATACAGAATGCCAGATGAAAGACAGGCTGTTTTTCTCGAAAGAATGTTTTTGATTCATTACGTCGATAAGTATTTAGAAATTAAGGAGGGCGCGGAGTGAATGACTTCCAAGAAAGAAAACAATTTTTAGAGAAGTACTATCAGGAGTTTAAGTCACTGCGAGAGATTAATCCTGCCACGTCTTTGGATGAAGCATTGTCATTGTTCTGTGTTGCATTTCCAGAAGCAGAGCCGCACAGAAACTATTTTTATCAAAGGGTTTTGAAGGAGGCCGCAAAATGAAAAAGATTATTTTTGCTTTAGTTGCTGTCATTACATTAGGGGTTACGATTTTACCGGAAGGCGCATCGGCTGCCTGGTCAGGCTATCAAACAAGCAAAAAGGTGAGAGTTTATACAGATGCCACAACATATTCAAAGAGTGCTACATCGGTAGACTGGAAGGCGCAGAAAACAACCTCAGGACGTGTTTATTATTCAGCTATGTTAATCAGAACGGATAATTACAGTAATTCAGGAACGCAGCGGGGTAATTTTACATCGGGTACACCGTTAAAGAAATTCAGCTTATCAAAAACGCGCCCGGGAACATATCAAGTCGTTATTAATCTATACAGTGATTCAAGCGAAAGAAAATACATCGATACGGCTAGATCAGCAAAAATTTATATTAAGTGAATTTGATAAACTTCGCGGCCATCGAACATGCTGCAGTAGCGGTGTGATCGGTGCCCGCTTCTACTATTTAGGAGGTATCATATGCAAGCAGCCCACCAGTTGTCATTTATTCCGGAAGTGAATGAAAAGGAAGTGCGAAACACAGTCATCAAAGAACTGAAAACGTATAGATCACTAAAAATTCAAGCGGAGAATAGAAAAGAGCAAAAGGAAAAGGGAGTCATTGGGTTATTCCCGCAGCTACGGAAAAGCACCGAATATAATGAGCTGAAGGTCAAGCAGATGGATAGGGCGCTAAAGCACTGCCTTGATCAAGATGAATACAGCATTATAGAAAAGAAATACTTATCTCCAGAAAAAATAAAGGATCTTGAAATCATGATTGAGCTGGGTCTCAAAAGAGATAAGTTCTATCAGGTGAAAAGACAGGCTATATACAACATCGCGACAGCGCTCGGAATAATCTGAGGGCTGTTTTTTAATCTATTGATTTAAAAATAAGGTTATAATGTAAATGTGTGTAAAAAATAAGAGGGGGATTTTCATGAGAAGAATTCTATTAAAGTTTATAGAGCCAAAAAACCTATCTGATTTTTTAAATGGCAACTTATTTTTCTGTAGAACTGGCTATTTTACTAACCTTGAAAAGGAAGGTGATAAAGTAATTGGTGATAAATACGAAGGTTCGCATTTTAAACCTATTGATGTTAAAACTACGAGGATGATACTTGAGATCGATGGAGAATTTATCCCATTAAACCTAAAAAGCGGTTATCATACAACACGTTATGAAGCAGCTGATGATTTTCAACTTGCATGTTTTGTCGAACTTAAACAAGACGTTGATTTTACTACAGAAGATAATAGACTATTTAAGATTAAAGAGGATGTTGTGGAAAACTTAAAAAGAGATTTTGCCGGTCGAAAAGTCGTTGTTATAACTAATAGGGAAGCATTTTTTCATTCTTTAGCTGAAAATGCCGCAAAAATGAATCTTGCTCTATATCATGGACCAGTTAAATACTTTGATCCTAAAAGTGAAACCCCGTTAACAGAAGAAGAATTTGAACAGAAAATGATTATGGCTTTTTTCCACAAAAGGAATTCTTATCAGAATCAAAAGGAATACAGGATAATTACAGAGCAACCAGTAAAAAAAGATTTTATAAAAATACCTATAGATAATCTAAAAGATTATGTACATGTTTTCGATATAGAAGAATTAATACACTTTAACTTATTAGAAGAAGAAGAGCAGTTAAGCTGAAGCACCCAATTATAGGGTGCTTTTTTGTTGAACGACAAAAACCCGACAAAAAGCCGACAAAATGGGGGATAAAATGGGTACTTTTTTCAATTGCGTTTTGTCATACGATAGAGACAAGAAGAAAACGAACGTGAATAACAGTCCAAAAAGGAGATACCTACGGACGCTGATCTTTTGTACATGGAAATTTGTACAGCTGATTAGTGGCCGTTTTTTTATGGCCAAACCAGGAGACGCACCTTTCCTTTATCAAGTGTGCACTCGGATGTATCGAATGACTATGAAGGTCGTTAGCTTCACAGGAGGAGCGGCTGGAGTCTATGCAGTATTGCGCGCGATAGTCACGGGGAACGCAAGCGGTGAGATCCCGCTTGCAAGGAAAGTCTTAAACCGGCTCTCCATTTTCTTTGCTTACCTCCTGGGGAAAATCGGCGGGCCACAAATAAATAAAAGCGAATAGCGTAAGGCGGTGCTTATTCGGCAAGGAGTAATGAAAGATGAAGATGAGAGACGTTTTATCTGCTGACACGAAACAGCAGCTTAAAAAAGTGTTAAGTCCCTCAACAAAGGCAGATGAACCTTTGACGAGAAGGGATTGGGAAGAAATCATGGGAACGAGACGTGACACCTTCAGACGTGTAGGAGGCCGGATCCGGAGAAAGTGAAATGATGGGAACAGCCGTTATGTATCGGGAGTATGGCTGCCGGTGCTTTGGAGAGGGATAGGAGCACAAAAACAAAATAAGGGAGGAAATCGGAATGGCTTCATTAAAGGGAGTAAGCGCCAATCCAACAAAACAGAATCATATTTTAGGAGAGGATAAGGTCGTAAAGGTCGCAGTCAAAAACGACAATGATTATATTGCAGGTCCTAACCTTATTCCTCAGCGGAAAGAGAGCGGGAAGTGGAAGACTCTTGACGCGAATTCTCCAAACCCACTCAAGCCAGATCAGAAGGCTTATGATGAATGGGGCATTAAGGAGATGTTCGACAACAAAAAAGGCACATATCGCTTTAAAGTTGATGTAGAGCGCTATGATTCCAAAGGAAATCACATCAAAACAGAAGGCACATTCTACACTGACGAATTTTATATTAAGTAAGCATTCTAACTTGAATTGCTAAATATTGAAAAATCACCTCCGATATATAAAGATATACTGGGGGTGATTTTTTGAATGAGACCAACGAAATAAAAAAATTCGGTGATATCAAAAGTGTTCTAGATTATCTGGAACAAATTAAAGATGGCTTACATAACAAAACATTATCTGAACAGATTGAATTCAAAGAAGAAGTCAAAAATCGACATGATAAAAGACAAGTACAAATGCTTCTAGGGAGGCTTGAAGATCAGCTCAAAATTAGAAAGGCTTTAAGTTATTTAGTTACAGCTCTTTTTGCAATAGTATCTTTTGCTATAGGAAGTCTTACGAATTTTTTTGTGAGCAACCTACCAGATACAGAATTGAAGTCTTATACAGCCCCTGTAATAATATTTCTATTTTATGTACTTGCTTTGGCAGGATGGATTTATCTAGCATATGCCGAATCGAATAGATTAAGAAAAATAAGCCGTTACCAAAGATTAATCCAAGAGTGTTTTGATGAAATGCCGGAGAAAAAATATTTTAGAAGAAGAGTATAAAAAAGTACCAGACACCTTACTAATAAGGTGTTTTTTTATTGGAGGCGAAACATCATGGATATTAGAACTATACCAGTAGAAAAAATTAACCCCGCTCCCTACAATCCCCGGATTGATCTTCAGCCAGGTGATCCCGATTATGAAAGAATAAAAGCATCTATTGAACGGTTCGGTAATGTCGAGCCGCTTGTTTGGAACGAAAGAACAGGAAACCTTGTAGGTGGCCATCAGCGGTTCAAAATACATATGGAGAATAACCCTGCAGAGCTTACTGTTTCGGTGGTAAATCTCGATGATAACGAGGAAAAAGCCTTAAATATCGCACTAAACAAAATAGGCGGCGATTGGGATGAGTACAAGCTCGAACAAGTTTTAAGAGAGCTGGAAGAAAATAATTTTGACCTGTCCTTCACTGGCTTTTCTGAAGGCGAACTAGAAAGTATTTTAGAAGATCTGACAGAACATGCAGGGAACGGCGGGAAAGTTACCGATAATCATGAGATTGATCTTGATGATTACGAGGAGGACCAATTTGAACATACCTGTCCTAAATGTGGGTTCTCTTTCAATGAGTAGGTGAGCAACAATGAACAGTTATAGATGGTATCTGTCTGATCTGAAAAATGTTGAGCAGAACGGATTGAAGGTTTTTAGTACGTTTTCATGTGGCGGAGGTTCCTCCATGGGTTATAAGCTTGCTGGATATAACCTTCTCGGAAACTGTGAAATTGATCCGCAAATGATGAAAATCTATAGAAAGAATCACAATCCTAAATACTCGTTTTTAATGGATATCAGGAAATTCAACAAATTGGACGATCTGCCGGAGGAATTATTCGATTTGGATATTTTCGATGGATCCCCTCCATGTAGCGTATTTTCAATGGCTGGTGATCGTGAGGATGCTTGGGGAAAGGAAAAAGCTTTTAGAGAGGGACAGGCCAAGCAGTCGCTTGATGATTTGTTTTTCGAGTATTTGAATGCAATTGAAAAATTGAGACCTAAAATCTATGTAGCTGAGAATGTGAAAGGCATGATCATTGGCAAAGCAAAAGGGTATGTGAAGCTTGTAATTGAAAGAGCGAAAGAAATCGGCTATGACGTTCAGGTGTTTTTGTTGAATGCTGCCACAATGGGAGTCCCGCAAAGAAGAGAGCGGGTCTTTTTTATTGGCCGGAGAAAAGATCTGAACTTACCTCAGTTAAAGCTCTCGTTTAATGAGCGGCCTATCCCTTATAAAGAGTTTAGGAGCGGGCGTGGATCCAGATTGAAAGAGACATCAAAATTGTATAGGAGATGGGTAAAGAGAAGGCCGTCAGATAGCAACATAGGTGACATAACGAAAAGGACAGAAGGGAAAGAATCTAATTTCAATACGATTTTAGTGAAAAACAGTCTTGTGCCGCCTACTCTTGCAAGCGGTTCTGTCTTTGTCCGATATGACGAGCCTTATTATATCTCTGAACGGGACGTTATTTTGATGCAATCATTTCCTCTCGATTATGACTTTATGGACGCTTCAGTGCAGTATGTTTGTGGTATGAGCGTGCCGCCTTTAATGATGAAGGGGATAGCGGAACAGATTCACAAACAATGGTTTTCATAATAAAAAAAGAGGGTGCTACTAACACCCTCCCTTTCTAAGCAGAGAGAAACTCCCTGTCAAAGAGCGTGATCAAGACGCGGCCGCGTTGTGGGAAAACATCACGCTCTCATCTCATATTGTAATGGAGGACAGGGAGGATGGCAATAGAAAATAGAAACATATGTTCCCTTTCTGATGACGAAAAAGAAAATCTCCTTCTCCTGCATAGTGCCGAGTTGTTAGAGAACATCAGTCAGTCTAAAGAGAAATACCGAAAAATTATTCAAGCAGGTATCGCCCAGTGGGTTAAAGACTTCCAAAGTGGCCATATCAAGGTGAATACTGTGGACGATTTAAAAAAGCTCATAGAGCTTGATATAGAGCTTCAGAAAGATGAGTAAATTTAAAAACAAACTCAAACTTAATTATGAGGTCCGGAGGTGGGTGAGATGTAATGCCGAGACCACGAGATCCTAAACGAGACGAAGCGTTCCGTCTGTGGGGAGAAAGCGGCGGAACCCGCTTACTAAAAGATATAGCTGAGGAGCTCGGTTGCTCCCCGTCACTTATTCGTAAGTGGAAAAACCAAGATCATTGGGAAGAAAAATTGAATGGTAACGTTACTAAACAGAATGATAAATCCAATGGTAACGTTACTAAACGCCCTGGCGCTCCAAAAGGAAGTAAGAATGCCAAAGGGAATAAGGGAGGAAAAGCGCCGCCTGGCAATCAAAACGCCAAAGGGAATAAAGGAGGCGCAGCCCCCAAAGGAAATAAAAACTCTGTGCGAACTGGTGAGTATGAATCAATCTTATTTGATTTCATGGATGATACAGAAAAAGAGCTGTTTGGCCAGATCGAAACAGACCCGCTCTATCAAATTGATCTAACAATAAGGGAGCTGAGCCTTCGGGAGCGGCGGATGATGCAGAGAATAAGCAAAATAGAAAATGGCTTGAATGAAACGCAACGCCGCGTCCTTCAGCAATTGCGGAAGGTAAAAGACATCGTGCCGACCAAGGACCAGAAAACAGGTTTAGTAAAGCACCAGGCACTTATGAATGAGCGCCTTGTCGTTACCGAAATTGAAGAGGTATCTGAGCCGAGTGTAGATAAGATTCTTCGTTTGGAAGAAGCGATGACCCGCGTCACTGATAAGCGGTTAAAAGCCATCCGTCAGAAATACGAAATGATTCGATCCATGGATGAACAAGAATTGAAGCTACGTGGTATTTATCTTACAAATGAGACCAAGCAGGCAGAACTTGAAAGGCTCACAGCCCGTCCGGTCGATAATTCTGTTCACATTACTATTGAGCGTAAGCATAAGGATGAGGGCAAATGATTAACAAGGAAGTAAATCCACACTTTGAAGATTTTCTTTTTGACTGGAATCAAAAGTTTCAGTTTCTAGTCGGCGGTTATGGATCCTCGAAGAGTTATCATGTGGCACTCAAGATTGTTCTTAAATTACTGGAAGAGAAGCGGACCGTTCTTGTCGTGAGGGAAGTATACGACACGCATAGGGACTCAACCTTTTCCCTCTTTGATGAAATTATCAATGACCTTGAGATAGATCATATTGTTAGGTGCGTTTCTTCGCCAATGCAGATCCGCTTTCCAAACGGTGGCCGGATCATATTTAAAGGGCTGGATAAGCCGGCCAAACTGAAATCAATCAATAACGTTTCTCTCATATGGATTGAGGAATGTTCTGAGGTGAAGTATGAGGGGTTCAAGGAGCTGCTTGGACGTCTGCGACACCCGACATTGCCGCTTCATATGATACTTTCAACAAACCCGGTCGGAGAAGATAACTGGACATATAAGCATTTCTTCAAAGATGACCGCCAAAAACGGTTTGTGCTCGATGATAAAGAGCTATACGAAAAGCGGACTGTCGTAATTAATGACACTTATTATCACCACTCAACAGCGGACGATAATTTATTTCTTCCACGAAGCTACGTGAAGCAACTTGATGAAATGAAAGAATACGATCCAGACCTTTACCGAATTGCTCGGAAAGGTCATTTTGGCGTGAATGGGGTTCGTGTGCTGCCGCAGTTTGAAGAGAGGCCACATGAAGAGGTTATGACAGCAATCGCTAATATTAACCGTCCGCTTAAGCGGGTAGGCATGGACTTTGGTTTTGAGGAGTCATACAACGCCGTTGTCCGGCTCGCTGTGGACCACGAAAAGAAATACCTCTATATCTATTGGGAGTATTACAAAAATGGAATGACGGACGACCAGACGGCTGAAGAACTAAGTGAATTTGCTGAGACCAAGGAGTTAATTAAGGCTGACTCAGCGGAGCCCAAAACAATCCGATATTTTCAGCAGCAAGGATTCAACATGGTGGGCGCCCACAAATATAAAGGATCCCGCCTTCAATATACAAAGAAGATCAAGCGGTTCAAGAAAATCATTTGTTCGGATCGATGTGAGAATACGATCTATGAACTGAAGCCGCTCACCTATGCCAAGGATAAGTTGGGCCACATCATAGAAGACGAGTTCACCATAGACCCGCATACACTTTCAGCGATCTGGTACGCCCTTGATGATTACGAGGTAACCGATCTGAAAGAAGAATCAAAAGGAAGACCTAAACGGTCAAGACCACGAAGCAGAGAGAGGGGGGAAGTGAATGGGTAAATCTACAGTTAAAGCGCGAGTTTTTAAAGCTGCTCCACCTACTGACACAACAAAGCAGATTTATGAAGATGAATTTGCGGAAATGTACGGAGAGAATATCATACCCCCACCGTATAACCTGAAAGAGCTTAAACACATCGCAGAGTATTCGACGATCTTACAGCAGTGTGTGGATGCGTACAAGACCAATATAGTAGGCTTCGGCATCGAGATGAAATACTCAAAGGATATCAATTCTGATGAAGTGGATTCTGCAGAAAAAACGGCAGCGGATAAAGAATGGCAGCAGCTTGAAGAATTCATCAAGTATATTCATTTTGATGAATCAGCTGAAACATTACTCGGCTTTAGCATAGAAGACCGGGAAAAGACGGGCAACGGATATATAGAAGTGATCCGAGACGGAGCCGGGAAACCGGCTGGCATTGAACATATGGCATCTGAGTATGTCCGAGTTTGCTCATTATCAGAACCTATAGAGGTCCCATACAATTATTTTGAGTCAGGTAAATTAAAGAAGATGCTGCGTCAAAAACGCTTCCGAAAATATGTGCAGATCATCAATGGAAAAAGGGTGTTTTTCAAAGAATACGGAGATCCTCGAATCTTGAATTCCGAAACAGGAGAATATGATGAAAAAACTCCTTTTGAAAAGCAGGCCAATGAAGTTGTGCATTTCAAAATAGGGAGCGGAGCATACGGGAAGCCGCGGTGGATTGGCCACATCGTCAATTTATACGGCGCGCGTAAGGCTGAAGAGTTGAATTTCATGTACTTTAAACAGGGCCGGCACGTTCCTGCTGCTATTACCATTGAAAATGGAATGCTCTCTGAAGACTCATATAAACAGCTGCAGGACTATATGAATGGTCTTGAAGGAGTGGAAAACGCACATAAGTTTCTTTTGCTTGAAGCAGAAGGGATAGCCAAGGGCAAAAACATTCAAGGTGATGAGGAAATCACGCCGGTTAAAGTGGAAATCAAGTCATTGGCTGAAATTCTTCAGCAAGATGCGTTATTCCTGGAATATGACCAAAAGAGCAGGGACAAACTCCGCTCTGCCTTCCGGTTGCCGCCGCTCTATACTGGCGAAGCCCAGGACTATAACAAGGCGACAGCTGACACGGCCAGAAAAATTACTGAGGAACAAGTATTTCAGCCGGAAAGAAAATTAATCACAGGTAAGCTGAATGCTTTATTCTTAAATGATCTTGAAATTCATAAGGTCGAGCTGCAGTTAAAAGGACCGGATTTCCGGGATCCTATTGAGATCGCAAAGGTTCTGACTCCTTTTATCAATGCCGGCGCAGTATCGCCGAATGATCTGCGTGATCTTGCTGGACGTATTCTTGGTAAGACGCTTGAAGAATGGCCAGAGGAAGAGTACAGCAGGCCGATAGGTAAAAATACCGCTGCGCTCGCTTCGGATCCTTTGGCTGCGCTCTTTAAAGCAAAAAGCGGCACTCCTGACGTGATAGGGTTATTAAAAGATATGCGGGATGTTCTGGAGGATATGAAGCGATGAACAAAACGGATAAGCTGCTGGAAAGCTTAACAGCTTTTATTCAAAAAGCCGAGGAAGATGAGAGAGAGAAGCTCGTGGAGGTCGTACCTGATTTCCCCGGCCTTTCTAAGATACCCGGATTCGTCGAAGAATATGAGAAAGGCATCGCCAGATTGCTCAGACGCCAGCGTAAAAAGTTTTTAGAAGGTCTGCATGGTTTTATAAGCAAAGACTCAAAAGAGACGCTGGAAGCCCTTCTGGTGTTTTTTACGCAGAACCTATTTGCTGAGGATGAGTTCGAGGAAGAATTTCAGGAGCTTACTGAGGGATTTCTGCAGCAGACCGTCGAGGAGCTCGCTGAAGTGATAATGGATTCATTGGATCCGGATGTCCCATTTGAAGCTTTATCAACCAGGGCGGCGGATTGGATTAAAGGTTGGTCGGCAAAGCTGGCCAAGATCATGAAGCTGAATACTCATGAGGCAGTGGAAAACGTGCTGACAGATGCTATTGAGAACGGGGCATCTATCCAGGACATTGAATTGACTCTCAAAGACATGCCACAATTCGATAGGGAGCGGGCTCGGACCACGGCCATAACTGAAGTGCTTGCCGCTTCCTCTGCTGCTCAGCATGAATCTTATGCACAATCACCGGTAGTAAAGAAAAAGAAGTGGCGGCATAGCGGCGGAAAGAAGAACAACCCGCGTGAGAATCACATCGATCTTGACGGCACAGTAACTGGAGTAGATGAAGAATTTCAGATACCAGGTAGCAGCGAGACCTGTATGTTTCCGAGAGATCCTAAACTGTCTGCAGGAGAGCGGGTTCATTGCCATTGTGTTTTATCGCCAGTGGTTGATAACGAGATTTTAGGCTTATCACCCGAAGAAAAAGAAGAGATTCGAAGAGAAGCCTTAGCAAACATGGAATAAAATAGTATAATCTCCATATCAAACTAGGAATGGAGAATTAGCTATGGAATGGAGCAAGGTTTTTGATCTTCTAAAAACAATCTTAACTTCATGGCCGTTGGCTGCAGTAGTAATAGTATTTGCTATTCGTAAAAGTCTAAAGACGGTTATAGAAAATAGGCTATTTAGCTTTAAAGTAGGGAACGTAGAAATTATTTTCGATAGACTCTTGGAAAAAGTGGACCAGAATTTAGAAGAGGCAAGTCAACTATCTGAAGAAGAAAAGGTTGATCCTGAGAGTGTGAAGGAATCTGAAAATACTCAAACAGAAAAACCTCAATATAAACCTCAATATAAACCGGATCTACCATTAAGAAAACCGAGAATTTTAGTGAGGAATTCTTGGGAGGTAATTGATGATCATATTAGAAATTTAGTTGAAAGTGAAATTAAAATGAACCGTGTGTGGTCAACTAGAAAGTGTATTAATTATTTAGCTGAAAATGTTATACCTGAAACGTTAGCGGAGGCACTTTTCAATCTTTTAGAACTACGAAACCTTTTGTTAAATGAAAACTACAAGTTAACAAGAGATGATGCAATTCTTTTTCGTTCTCGTTGTCTAAGTGCAGTTAATGAATTGAATAAATACACCAAAAAATCTACTGGTGAAAACTAAATTCTTGGAAGGAGGTGAACAACATGCCAAGAGAATTGGTAAACGCAAAAATCACGCATGTTTCTTACGTAGACAAGGCTGCTAATCAGAAGCAGTTCTTTTTTATGAAGTCAGAAAAACAGCCGGACTTTCAAAAAGAAGTCAAGGTCCTCGCGAAAGAAGCAGACGAGCAAAAACTTGTGTACGGGATCGTATATGAGCCTGATACAGTGGACGCTCACGGGGATTTCATGACAGCTGCAGAAATCGAAAAGGCCGCTCATGGCTTCCTGAAAGATGCTCGTGAAATTGATAAGCAGCATGACTTTCAGGGCGGTGTTGGGGCGGTGGTTGAATCCTACGTCGCACCTGCAGACTTTGAAATGAATGGGGAAACCATCAAAAAAGGATCGTGGGTCCTTGTGACAAAAGCCTCCGAGGAAATATGGGAGGAAATCAAGAAAGGCGAGATCACCGGTTATTCAATGGCCGGCATCGCAGATATTGCAAAACAAGAAGAGCCTGTTTCTCCAGACGAGAAAGGGCTTTTTAATTTTCTCAAAAACTTCTTTGCCGGGAATATTAGCCTTTCCAAAGGCGCTGTACAGGAGAAGTATGATGAGGGGCGTAAACGCCGTGAATTTTGGGCGGCTCAAGATGCTTTAAACTCTGCTTTGTTCAAATGGGATTACTCCGAAGGTATGGAGACGGATCCTGAAAAAATCAGAGAAGCCCTTCAAGACTTTGTGAGTATCGCTCAGAATGTATTGATTTCCGATGACATTTTGAAAGCGATTGGACCAAAGCCAGAAGAGCTGCAAAAGGCCGGCCGAAAGTTCTCGGCTTCAAACTTGCAAGAAATAAAAAGCGCTCATACTGCTCTCGGCAACTTGCTGAGTCAGGTGGAGACGGAAGGAGAGGAAGAAGAAATGAACGCAGAGGATGTAGCAAAATCCATTGAAGAAGCATTAGAGCCAATTAAGAAGCAGCTCGCAGAATTAGAAAAGGATGAGGATCCTAAAAAGAAGAAAGACGAGGAAAAAGCAGATGAGGAAGAAGAGGCTAAGAAGTTGAAAAAAGCCATCACAGACGCTGTTCAACCGCTCGCTGATCGTATTGAAGCGATTGAAAAAAGCCGCGGAATTTCTAAGCAAGATGAAACAACTTCCGTAACTGAAACACAAGTTAATAAATCAATCTGGTCAGGGCTCCTTTAAACCCTGACTCTTTTTATAAGGAGGAAATGAAGTGACAAACCAAGAGGCAATTAGAAAAGCAGAAATGACGCTGTCCAGTTTAAACACAGGCGGCTTAATGAACCCTACCCAGGCTAGTGCATTTATTCGCATGGTTCAAGATGCGCCAACTATTTTAAAGGATGCGCGTGTCATTCCTATGGATCATGATACTCAGAAGATCGAAAAAATCGGTTTTGGTCAACGTATTTTGAGGGCTGCTCAAGAAGGAAAAGGATTAACTACAGATCAAAAGGCAGTACCTACTACAAGCACAGTTAACCTAAGCACAAAAGAAGTCATTGCTGAAGTTAACCTTACCTATGACACACTTGAAAACAACATTGAAAAAGAAGGCCTGCAAAATACAATTATGCAAATTCTAGCGGAGCGGGCGGCAGTTGATATTGAGGAATTGATCGTTAATGGTGATAAAACTTCCTCTGATCCGTACCTTGCGCAGCTGGATGGCCTTCGTAAACAAGCGGTTTCTCATATCGTGGATGTAAACGGTGAAGAACTAACAAGAGCAACCTTTAAGAAGGGTGTAAAAGCTGTTCCTTCTAAATATTTGCGTATTCCGCAAGATTTCCGTTTCTATACTTCACCTGGTCTTGAGGTCGAGTGGAAAGATCGTGTGGCTGATCGTCAAACAAATCTAGGGGATGCAGCTGTTCAAGGTGGCCTTTCTTCTGCTTTTGGTATTCCGGTTAAAGGAATTTCCAATATACAGCCTTACACGATTGGTGAAGCGGATGCGACAACTGATGTTTCTGACATCATCCTAACCCATCCGAAAAATATCATTCTTGGATTCTCTCGTAATATTAGAATCGAAGTTGATAAGGATATCCGCCGCCGTATGTTTGTTATCGTCCTGACAGCTAAGCTGGACAGCACATTCGAAGAGGAAGATGCTGTGGCTAAAATCGTGAAAGTGAAAGAGTAGGTGAGGAGCTATGTATACAGCTAAACTCATTAAGGGCAAGAACTATCACGTAATGGACAAAGTCTTTAAAATCGGAGAAGAACAGCCGGTTTCAAGAAAATTGTATCTTTACTTGAAGCAAAATGAAGCCTTCGAAGTAAATGAGGTGCAAGGCGAGAATAATGGCGGGGAAGAAACGATACATTATACAGAAGCTCAATTGAAAGGTATGCAAAAATCGGAACATGAAACCATTATTTCTAATCTTGGCGGCAATCCGTCTGACTTCAAAAACGCAGACGAAAGAATTGCCTTCATCATTAATCATCAAGAAAACGGCGGGGAGTGAGCGGCGTGCTGATCACTCCTGCTGACCTGAAGGAATACACCGTTTTTGATTCTGTAAAGGACCGGTCTGATCTGCTTCTTGCTCAGGACATCATAGAAGCTATAGCTGATATCACCTATCAAGTTGGCCATGATTTTTCTGGTCCTGAATATGATCCGCTTCCTGAAACTGTTCGGCTGGCTTTATTGAAAATGGCGCAGTATTTCGCGTTAATTAATTCTGATGAGTCAATCACTAAAGGATATACAACCGAGAAGATCGGTGACTATTCATATTCTCTTGGGAACGGCAGCTCTATTCAAAAACCAGACGTCTACACACTCATTAAAGATTATGTTGTACCATCTGAGCCAAGTTTGGAAGGTACAGAAGTAAAAATGCGAATGAGGTCCATATGAGCTATCGATCTTTATTAACTCATCGATGCGATGTTTATCACCTGCAGGAGAGAGCGGAAAACAAAAAACAATCCTTTGGGGTGCCGGTTGAAGATGTTCAGCCGGCTTTTTCATATCCTGAAGTTCCAGATATAGCTGGGCAGCCATGTTACTTCACAGAAAAGAACCAATCTATTGTGCAGCAGGAACCGAACACGGCCATATATCAATCATTTCTGGTCCATTTCCCAGCTTCTGCAGATATTCACTTGAACGACAGGGTAGTTTGGGAAGGCACAGCTTATAAACTACAGAAGCCGCGCAAGATCAGAAATCATCATTGGGAAGTGACGGCAGTCCGGGAGGTGGAATACTTGTGAAAATAAAGGGACTTGATCAGTTCATACAGTCATTAAACCGGGCTTCTCGAGGAGGGCTGCAAAGGAAATATGAGCAGTGGCTTGAAGCTATGGGTTATGAATTTATTGATATCGTACAAGACGAAATCATCAGGACAAAAACAGTAGACACCCGCCGCTTGCTCAATTCCTTTCAACGGGGTGACCAGGACAATATTTTTTCAATGACATCAGGCAGCTTAAAACTGGATGTCGGAACAAACCTAGAATACGCCTCATACGTGAACGACGGGCACTTTACAATTGATCCGTCTAAAAATCAGGATCGCCGGTGGGTTCCAGGACGCTGGAAGGGTGAACGGTTCGAATATGATCCCGCTGCCAAAACTGGAATGCTGCTGAAATTCCAATGGGTGGACGGGTCCGGCTTTTGGGATAATGCTATGGCCATCTTTGAACTAATCTTTGAGAGAAGTCTTGAGCGGAAGCTGCAGCAGTGGATCGATGAAGAATTTTAAGGCGGTGCTGCCATGAATCAAGAAGTGGGCTCAATTATGGGCCACCTATACAAACTGTATCCTGTGCAAGTATATGAAAAAGAAATACCGCAGGACTTTGTTGTCCCATCTCTTTACATTCCACCGGCTTCCACAGTCGATGGGGTGGACACAGTATCTACGTTTCAAAAATCCTATGTTTTAAACGTGAAACTCTTTCATAAGAACGCGCAGGAGGCTCATAACGAAGCGGAAAGGATTGCGGATACACTTAGAAGTAAGAGGGGGTTAATTCCGCTCATACAAGAATCTGGTGAAGATACGGGGGATTTTATTCGCTTATCACGTATAGAAACCCGGGTCTCAGATAATTATGCGAGCATTGTTCTAAATTGGACGAGTCGCTATTGGTATGAACGAGAACAGCATCCTTCTCTTGAAAACTTTGATTTTACAAGCGGGGTGAAATGATGGCCACTAAAAAAGAGAAAGTGGAAAACGCTTTTTATATTAAGGAATTGCGAGAGCACAGTCGAGAGCTCTTTGGGGTAAAGCCCGAGGTGTTTGACGGTGCTCTTTTTCATGTAGAAAAAAACAGCATCACTAAATCAGAAACGAAGAAGCTGATCACTCAGTTTCTTCAGAAGGAGGTCAAATAGATGAACGGCGGAACATTTACAGTCGGCAAGGAGAAAGAGCGTGCCGGAATTTATTTTAACTTTAAAACGACCGCAGAGGATCGTGTATCAGTTGGTGAACGCGGAACAGTTGCGCTGCCGATAGCATCCAGTTGGGGAGAGGTTAAGAAATTCATTTCTATCTCTTCCATCGAGGATTTGAATAAAAAAGTGGGATTGAACATTGATGATCCTTCGTTGTTGCTTCTTCGTGAGGCAATGAAGAAGGCAAGTACAGTCTTGCTTTACCGCTTGACGGAGGGGCTGCGTGCTCAAGCAGATATTAGCGAAGGTGTAAAGGCAACCGCTCTTTATGGCGGGACTAAAGGAAATGACATCATTATCAGAATTACAGAAAACGTTATTGATTCTTCAAAAGTGGATGTCACAACCTATCTTGATCAGTCAGAAGTCGATAAGCAAACGGTATCTAAAGCTGAGGAACTGAAAGCAAATAAACTTGTCGAGTTCACAGGCAAAGGGGATCTAACAGTTTCTATTCCACTAACAGGCACAGCTCCGGAGGACGTCAGCGGGGATCTTCCGGCATCTTCCGGAATCCGCTTGTCAGGTGGAACAGACAAAACACCGACAAATGCCGATTACACTGCTTTCTTGGAAGCGGCTGAAACGGAATACTTTGACACAATCGCGCTGCCTGTTGAGGATAACGAGCAATTGAAAGCGACGTTTGTCGCATTCATCAAACGGTTGAGAGACAATCAAGGCTTAAAGGTTCAAGGCGTACTCTCTAATTACAAAGGTGATCACGAAGGCATTATCAATGTCACTGGTGGGGTTCTGCTTGAAGATGGAACGGAGATCACTCCGGAAAAAGCCACTGCTTGGGTTGCCGGCGCCAGCGCGGGTGCAACGTTCAATCAGTCGCTAACTTTCGTAGAATATGCGGGAGCGGTGGACGTCCTGACACGATTAGATAATGACCAGGTAATTCAGCGGCTGGCGAACGGGGAATTCCTGTTTACTTATGATTCTCGAGACAAATCTGTTTCTGTTGAGAAGGATATCAATTCCCTAACAAGCCTAACAGCCGAAAAAAATAAGATGTTCCAGAAAAACAAAATCGTGCGGGTGCTGGATGCTATCAATAATGACCTGACATCACAATTGAAAGCATTGATTAAGTCCCGTAAAGCGAGCGGCAGCGACGTTCCTGCTACAAATGACGGCCTTCAATTCGTGAAAACATTGATTACTCAATACTTGAGTGTTCTTCAAGATAACGGGGGCATCACCAATTTTGATTCAGAGAATGACATCACAATTGCTCTCAATAGTGATCGTGACGGTTTCCTGATTGATCTTGCTGTGCAGCCGGTTGATGCAGCTGAGAAATTCTACTTTAACGTGGAGGTGAAGTAAGGTGGCTTTTAAAGCGCAGAATACGATATCTGGTAAAGAGGGACGCCTTTTCTTGGATGGTGAGGAACTGGCGTTTATCAAAACATTCGAAGCGAATGTGGAGAAAAATAAATCGGAAGTCAACGTTATGGGGCGCCGCATGACCGGTCATAAAACGACAGGCGCAAACGGAACAGGCACAGCGACATTTTATAAAGTCACATCCCGCTTTGTGCAGCTGATGCTGAATTATGTGAAGAAAGGTGAAGATCCTTATTTCACGCTTCAAGCGGTTCTAGATGATGCGTCTTCCGGCCGTGGAACTGAGCGTGTCACGCTGTATGATGTGAATTTTGACTCTGCGAAGATTGCAGGGCTTGACGTTGATTCTGAGGCATTAGAGGAAGAGGTACCGTTTACCTTTGAGGACTTTGATCTTCCTGAAAAGCTGAAGGATACGTTCTAATTAATCGCTATTTATAATAAGAGTTAATTCTCTGTTTGGATTGCAAACGGGTATATACTCGGTATATACTGGGTATATACTTTACATTAGTAATAAATAATAGAACTAATGTAAAAAACAGATGCTATTCCATTGGATTTTTGCATAAAATAAAAAAAGACCCGGTGGCAGCCGGGTCAGTACAAATTGAAGGCCCAAGTGGGCTGGCTTTAAGGTATTTCAAGTGATGATAGACCTTCCCCCCAAGTTCCGAGGCTCAAGGGAGGTCTATTTTTCTTTCTTTGACAACGTGGCAACTAACATGCCAAAAGCAATCATCAAATAGATTGTTTCGAAAGTTGTCATTTGCATCACCCCCTTTCTGCTGGGGATGAGCCAGACCACCCTTAAGAAGCCGATTCATTTTGTACTTAAGCCATATTGTACCATAACACTCTCAAACTCAGAGAGTGTTTTTTTATTGCCTAAAGACAACCAAAATAAAAGGAGCTAATTAACATGAGCGAAAAACAAAACGAAAAAGTATATGATCTTTCATTCTTTATGCCAGGACAAACAATCGAAGCCGAAGAAATCAAAGTGCCGATTTCTAAACGTTTTGTTGATAAAAAAGGAAATATCGTACCATTTATTTTCAAAGCGATCACGACAGAACGCATTGACGAACTGGAGAAAGAAAACACCACTTACAAAAATGTAAAAGGCCGCGGCCGTGTGAAAGAGTTGGACAGCCAACGCTTCTATGCTCGTATTGCCGTTGAAACAACTGTTTACCCGAACTTTAAGTCTAAAGAGCTGCGCGAAGCTTACAAGACAGAGGATCCGGTGGAAGTTGCAAAGCGTGTTCTGTCTGTCGGCGGTGAATATGCAAACTGGCTGAACAAAGCAATTGAGATCAATGGCTTTGAGGATGATCCTGAAGACCTTGAAGAAGCAGCAAAAAACTAATAGAAGGCGGGGATAAAGAGACCGTGTATCTTTATTACGCTATGCATGAGCTCAAATATTCCCCGTCAGAATTACAAGAACTATATGAGGCGCCGAGAGAGTTCAAGGCGCTCTTATATGGTTTGATCAGTTACAAGCTTGAGCTGTTAGAAAAGGAAGCGAAGAAGGGAGGTAATTAACTATGGCTAAACTAACAGCTACGTTTGATTTACAAGATAAGATCACCCGAAAGCTTCGAAAGATACAAGGGAATGCAGAGAGACTTCAGAGGGCCGCTAATGGCCCTCTTATTTTTGATGCTGAAGATCGAACAGAACGTGTTATGAGACGAATTGACCGATCAGCAAACCGATTGACTGGGCGTGCTCGATCGCTTGAAGTCGGTTTAAATGATCGGGTTTCGAATGGTTTACATTCTATACGCCAACAAACGGAGGATCTTACTGAAGGCAGCCATGAGGTGACGGTTTCCGTTAACGATCAGGCTACACCACGTTTCCGCTTGATTCGTGGAGGCCTTTCGGATTTGAACCGCTCGCATGCTGAACCTACTGTTTCAGTTCGTGATCGTGCTTCAAGCCAATTAGATGAGATCCGGCGCCATGTATCAGATGTAGACAGCGAACATGCTGAGCCCACTGTTTCTATTAAAGACAAAGCTTCAGCTGTTCTGGATGCAATTGAGGCAAAATTAGACGGTCTGAAAAATGCTACTGTCACCCTGGCAGTTGGTGGCGGACTATCGGCTGGTGCAATTATGGGTAGTGGGAAAAGTGCCATGTCCCAAGACGCCTACGTTTCAGCGACTTCGAAAGTCAGTAAAAAAGACGCTGCTAGAATGACAGACCAGATCTATTATGACAACAAAGCGGGAGGGTCCCGGGAAGAAGTCAGCTTATCTCTGAGAACCTTGTCACAACAGACGGGAGCATCTAAAAAAGCCCTGGCGGAATTGACAGAGTCATCTAGCAAGATCGCGCAGCTCATGAATGCTGATCAGGCGGAAGTGGACCGGGCCTTCAGCTCAATGTACAACAACTTGAAAATGTCTGGGAAAGACAGCGGGGATTTAATCGCGTATGTATACCGGAACGCCGGTGACCAGGCTGACGATTTGCTGGACACGATGAATGAATACAGTTCCACTTTTAAAGACATGAAACTCACAGGCGGCCAGATCGCTAATGCCATGATAAAAGGAACAAAGGGCGGGGCCAGAAACTTTGACAACCTCGCTGACAGTATGCGTGAATTTAACATTCGCCGTACTGAAATGTCTGATAGTCAAGTAGACGCCTTCAAATCGCTGTTCGGTGCCAAAGAAACAGAGAAGATGTTCAAAGGATTTAAAGATGGTTCAATAAGTGGCCAAGAAAGCTTATTCAAGGTAGCTGATGCCTTATCGAAAGTCAAAGACAAGACTAAACGGGCATCTATCGCCACGGAGCTAATAGGAACGCAATATGAGGACTTGAAGCAGCCGATTTTAGATATGGCTGAAGGCATTGGTACAAGTGCAAAAACAACAGGTGAACTGGAACGCAGCTTTTCTCAGCTGCGGGATAATAACCCGATGACACCGATTAATGATGCCATGCGAGATTTTGAAAGCATATCTAAGGATATGGGAACCTCACTGCTTACCGGTTTAGGCCCAGCCTTTGACAAGATCGACTCGTTCCTAAACAGCAAAGAAGGTCAAGAAAAACTCAAAGAGATCAAAAAGGATATTACTGATCTTGGCGAGGCCATAGGTGACAAACTGAATGTGGCCATTGAGTGGACGGTGAATCATTGGGATGATTTAAAAACAGCCTTTAAAGTTGTGATTCCTTCTTTAATTGGATTGATTGCATATTTGAAAATCCTACGGCCGCTCTTAAAAGGAATTGGAACTGTCGGAAGTGACGCAGCGGGAGTAATTCGGAAGTTGATCCCAAACCGTACTCCCGGCGGTGACCCTAATACACGAAGCGGCAGACGGAATGGAAAGGCTACTCGTAATACAGGGAGGCGGGGCGGCCGTTCTGGAACTGCTTCGAGTCCAACGAGTCTACCACGGAGCGGCGGCTTAACATGTTGTTGCTGTAGCGGTATCGGCGGAAGTGACCGCAGCCGTAAAGGGAGAGGGAAAAATGCTTCAGGCCGGCGCGGGAATCCAACCAGTGTGAACCCTTCTAATAGATCTATTACTGTGTCATCTGAACAGTTAGAAAGAAGGCGTTCAGGAAGAACGGCAGCTGATCCTGTTAGAGGCGCTGGTTCAAGAGCTTCAGTAAACACCACCAGATCAGAACTTCGTGCAGCAGGCCAAGCGACAGGCGGAGCCTCGAAGTTCGGGAAAGTTTTAAGTCCTCTGAAAAGTGTCGGTAAATTTGCGAAAGGTATCCCTCTTTTGGGAACTGCATTAGCTGCAACCGACTTACTCGGGATGAACAAAGAAAATGCAGGTGAGAAAGTTGGTTCTTTTGCCGGAAATCTTGGCGGAGCTGCTGCAGGAGGAGCCGCAGGTGCAGCCATTGGTTCTGTCGTCCCTGTTGTCGGCACTGCTGTCGGCGGAGTTGTCGGTAGTATTGCAGGCGGCATCGGGGGTTCAGATTTAGGATCATCCATTGGCAAATGGTTTGATGATGGCGGCGCTTCTAAAGCATGGGATGGAATTCAGGACGGTGCAGGAAACGCCGTTGATTGGATCAAGGATACTTGGTCTGATTTCTCAGATTGGTTTATGGATAACGTCTGGACCCCTGTTAGTGATTGGGCCGGAGATAAGATTGATAAGATCACCGATAAATTTGAGGATGCTAAGAAATGGCTGACTGATACCTGGAATGACGTGTCATCCTGGTTTGTGGATAACGTGTGGACACCTATTTATAACACTGCAGTTCCGATCATAAATTTAGTAGTAGGTGCCTTTCTATTTGCTTGGGATGGTATCCAAGCGCTCTGGAAGATTGTCTCAACTTGGTTCATGGATAATGTCTGGAATCCACTAGTTGACGGTGTCACTGATGCTGCTGATTGGATTTGGACAAAAATAAATGATGCTTGGACATGGATTTCAGATACATGGTCCACTGTCTCAACTTGGTTCATGGATAATGTCTGGAATCCAATTAGTAATGCAGTTGCAACTGTGGCTGGCTGGATACAAGCGCATATTGATTATGCGCGAATCTGGATCCAATTAAAATGGCTTCAGGTGGCAACTTGGTTTTATGACAACGTCTGGAACCCAATCAGTACAGCTGTTAGTAACGTAGCAAATTGGATTTGGACGAAGATCAACGAAGCATGGACTTTTATTTCAGAATTATGGTCTACAGTTTCAACTTGGTTCATGGAAAATGTTTGGACGCCAGTAAGTGATGCTGTCACTAATGCAGCAAACTGGATCTGGACAAAGCTTAACGAAGCATGGACGTGGATATCTGACAAGTGGAGTGCAGTTTCGTCATGGTTCAGTGAAAATGTTTGGAATCCAATTGTCTCAAAAGTGGAAGATGCCAAAAAATCCATATCTGAAAAATTTGAGTCAGCAAAAACTGCAGTGACAGACGCATGGAAAGGTGTTAAAAAATGGTTCACTGAAAATGTTGGTGATCCATTAGGAGAAATTGCTGACGGAATTAAGGAGAAGTTTGAAGATACCTTTTGGTGGGTCATTAAGCTAAAAGGATTAGCTGACGCTGGAGGGGAGATCATAGGCAATATCATAGGGAGAGGTGAGGAAGCTACTGGATTGACAACAAAGAAATCCGGTAAGTCTTCACCTGGTAAAAATACAAGCGGGGGCGGAGGAATTAACGGTCTTGTTCAGTCTCAATCATCAGCGCCAACAAGTATTTTCCCTAAACAAAAAAGTGTTCTTGAAACTGAAAGGAATGCGACGGGCGGCTATATTACGAAACCAACTATTTCTTGGATTGGTGAAGCAGGTAAGGAGTTTGTGATCCCTGTTGATAACAACAAGGGTCGCGGTAAAATGCTTCTTTCTCAGGCCGCTTCTAAACTAGGAATGAGCGTTGTTGATGACATGGCTTCTGCTTCATCAGCAGGTGGAGAAACAGCTGTTTCACCTCTAGCTGGCGGAGCAACAGTTTCCGCTACAGTGTCTCCTACCGTTGATACATCGAGCCTTAATGAACAGGCATCTACTTTCGGCCAACAGTTCACGCAGGGCTTTGATCAGGGTATTGAGGATAAAGTCGTTTCAATGGATGCTTGGAAACAGAAAAACGTTGGCCAGCCTATGAAAAATTTGATCTCCTACTCTCCGAATTACGGAAAGCAAGTGGTCAATGGTTATGCTAACGGCCAGAGCAGTACGGCAACCGGAACAGATGGCTTCCTGCAGACGAAAGTCAAAACACCATTCCAGAGCACTGTGAATAAATCCTCTTCATGGGGAACTGGTACGATCAAAGGGTTTGCTTCCGGCCAAAATAGTTCACAAACTGGCACTGATCAGTATGTAAATACTCATGTGAATAAGCCATTTTTGAAGTCTAAAGAATCATCAAATGGCTGGGGAACCGGAATGATAGGGAATTTTGTTTCAGGCATGACTTCAAAAGCAAGTGAAGTTCATGAAGCTGCCAAGGAACTAGCAAAAAAAGTCGAGAAAGCTTTCCGTGAGGAGCTAGATATCCATTCGCCTTCTCGTGTCATGATGAGCTTGGGGCGTTTTGCCTCTGTCGGTGTTGTAAAAGGACTGGATTCTGTCGATGTGAAAAAATACGCTGAAAAACAAGCGGGTTCACTGGCAGCTGCTTATTCCGGAATGGGCGCAGTAGGCGGAAATGTGAAACAGTGGCTTATGGCTGCAATGATGGCCACAAAAACACCATTAAGCTGGCTTCCGGGATTGATGACAATTGCTAAGTTTGAATCAGGAGGCAACCCTAACGCCATTAACCTGTGGGATAGTAACGCGAAGGCAGGAAATCCATCCCAAGGGCTCATGCAGACAGTACCAACCACTTTTAACGCACATAAAGCGCCAGGCATGGGTAACATTAGAAACCCTATTCATAACGCTGCTGCCGCAATCGGCTACATCAAAAGCAGATATGGCTCTATTGACAATGTACCTGGTATTAAAAGCATGAGACGCGGTGGACCGTATGTTGGTTACGCTAACGGCGGACTCATCACCAAAGAGCAGATTGCACGTGTTGGTGAAGGAAATAAACGTGAATGGATCATTCCGGAGGAGCGGGGCATACGTGGCCGCTATCTGTTGGCTCAAGCAGCTAAAGCTCTCGGAATGGAAGTCACGGATCCTGCACAAACAGGCCAAAATGAATTATCATCTGGCCAAGTAACTGCCGCCACGACAGGCAGCCAACAAACAACAGTTACAGCTGCAGGCGGCAAGGAAGTCGTTATTCAGATTAACGGCGACCAACATTTTTACAACGATCAAGACGTGAACAGTCTGGTCTCAAAAATTAAGCAGGCCCTTGTCGCTGAGCTTGAACAAGATATTAATGTTGGAACGAAGGGAGTCGTCGCGTTTGACTAGATCTGTTTATGAATTCTGGATTTCACAAGGGAAGGACAAGCTGCGGCTCCCTGTCCTTCCTGAACAAATTGATATATCCAACACTATTCAAAATGAGTCTGTAAAAGTGGCCAGTTTTGGGGAGATCACTTTTATAGATAAACCGGGAGCGAAAGAGATTTCGTTCTCTTCTTTTTTTCCAAAGAAACACAGTCCGCTTGCTGAGTATAAGGGATTTCCTTCTCCTGAAAATGCTATCGCTAAGATTGAGAAATGGGCAAAAGCGAAAAAACCGGTTCAATTTTTGATTACTGGCACGAAAATAAACTTCACCTGCAGCATTGAAGGCTTTTCTTATAGTGAGGGTCAAAAAGACATAGGTGATCGTGATTATGAAATCAAACTGAAGGAGTACAAAACCGCTGCGCCGCGGAAGATCAAGCAAAAGAAAAAGACGAAGAAAAAACGGCCGTCTAAATCAGCTCCTAAAACATACACGGTTAAAAAAGGGGATACCTTGTGGGACCTTGCCGGCAAATTTTATGGGGACAGCACAAAATGGCGCAAGATTTGGAACGTCAATAAAAAGGCTATGATCAAACGAAGCAAACGGAATATCAGGCAGCCAGGACACTGGATCTTTCCTGGTCAAAAATTAAAGATACCGCAATAAGCAGGTGATGACATGATAGAACTTTTCGTCATTAAAGAAACGGAATGGCTTGAGCTGGTAACTGAAAGTGTTTCCCTCGAAGGGCAACGGTATCAGGCGCCGCGATCGATCACGGCCAAGATCATTACGAAACAGGGAACCCATTCATATTACAGCGTATCTGAAGGGGATACAGTTTTATTTAAGTGGAAGGGCAAAGAACTGTTCCGGGGCATTGTGTTTTCTCGCAATCCGGAAGAACACGGGCTGACCTTTACGGCTTATGATATGCTGCAATATCTGGTCAAAAACAAGGATGTTTATGTTTTCTCTAATAAGCGTGCAGACGAGATCATAAAACGTCTGGCAAGAGACTTTCAGATCCCCACAACGTCTATTGCAAACACAGGTCATACAATTAAATCACTTGTGTTCAAAGACGATACGAGCCTTTATGACATGATTCTGAAAGCCTTGAAACAAACGAAGAGCCAAACCGGAAGGAATTATCAATTATATTCTGCGAAGGGAAAGCTTGGCCTTCGTGCTTGGCCTGATCCGTCAGAAGTATGGGTGCTGGAGACAGGTGTGAACATCACCGGCTATCAATACAGCACTTCAATTAATGACACGGCCACAAAAGTAAAGCTCCGCCGGCAGAAAGACAATAAAACATACACAGCCACCGCAAGTGACAGCTCAGGCATCAGTAAATATGGTGTGCTTCAGTATGTCGAAACGGTTTCTGATAACATTAACCAGGCGCAGCTTCAGGAGCGTGCAAAAGTCAAACAGGCACAGAAAAAAGGCGTCAAAAAAGAACTCAAAAGTATTCAGGCGATTGGGATTCCGGATCTTCAGAGCGGCTTGCCTGTCTATATCTCAATTCCGGAAGTCGGGGTTAAGAAAACATACTGGATCGATACAGACAAACACGAATTTAAAGGATCGACACACACGATGACCATTGATGTGGTTGAGAAAAATTCTATTCCTGATGGTGTTTCCTCATGAGATTAAGTGAAGCAATCAAACATTTGGCTGTCGGTGCAGTTGATTCTGAGTCACCGGTGGATATTATGCCGGCTGAAGTGGTTTCCGTTTCTCCTGTTGAAATTAAACTCAATGAAAATGAAAAGCTAATTATTCCGTCTGATTTGATTATTATTCCTAAGCGGCTGCGCGCTGGAGGAGATGAAGAACTAAAGATGGGTGAGAATGTGATGGTTGTCTCCTTAAAAGGCGGACAATCATTTTTTATTCTCGACAAAATATAGGGGGTGCCTGAGTTGGCCCTTTCGCCAGAAATTGAATTTGATGATATTGAAGATGACAGCGAAGTCATAGAGACCTCGCAAACCTACAAAATAGATTTTGAAAATGGCCGTATCACAAATGAAATGATTACTGGCCTTGAAGCAATCAGGCAGTTTGTATATTTATCTCTTCATACTGAGCGATACGCATATTCTGTTTTCAGCCATGACATTGGAAATGAGCTTCAAGACATCTTGGCAGATAATGAAACAACAGACGCATATAAGAAAATGGAGATTCCGCGGCTAATAGAGGAAGCGCTGATCTATGACGATCGTGTTTCCTCTGTATCAGATTTTGAAATAGAAAAACAAGGTGATTCGTTCCATGTTTCCTTTACAGTCGAAACGGACGAGGGAAAATTGGAGATCGAGGAGGTGCTTGGTGAAGATGTTTGAAGATCAAACTTTTGAAGAAATTATGGACCGGATGCTGAACAGAATTTCAGCGGACATTGATACAAGGGAAGGAAGCGTGATTTATAACGCGTTAGCTCCTGCAGCCGCAGAATTGGCCAAGTCTTATATTTGGCTCGATACTGTGCTGGAACTTGTCTTCTCAGACACAGCACAAGGGGAATTTTTAGATCGGCGGGCTACTGAAGCCGGCATCGATCGAACGGCTGCCACGAAAGCAGTCCGGGCAGCGGAGTTTACTGAAGGAGTAACCATTCCGGTGGGCTCCCGCTTTTTTGTTGATAACCTGTATTTTCAATACACAGCTGACGGGACGTTGGAATGTGAAACAGCTGGAGAAGCAGGGAACGCAAACATATCCGGTCAGAATCTATTGTCACTAGACACTATACCTGGGCTTCAAAAGGCTATTGTGAAAGAAATTCTGATTCCTGGTCGTGAAGAAGAGGATGATGACAGTTTAAGAGCTAGATATTTTACCCGAGTTCGCCGGGAAGCTGTCAGTGCAAATAAAGAGCATTATAAACAGTGGGCAGAAGAAGTTGACGGAGTCGGAAAGGCGAAAATTTTTCCGCTTTGGAACGGGGATGGCACAGTCAAAATTGTTGTGACTAATGCTAACTTGGAACCTGCATCCGATATTTTAATATCCAAGGTCAAGAATTATATTGATCCTGAACCGGGACAAGGCGAAGGACAGGCGCCTATTGGCGCCTTTGTCACGGTGGAGAGTGCGGTTTGGAAAGAGATTGAGATATCAGCTGAGGTGCTTCCCGAGGTCAATAGCTCTATTGATCAGGTGAAGAAAGAAATCGAATCAGGTGTATTAAACCTCTTTAAAAAGATGGCGTTCGAAGACAATGTCATCCGCTTATCGCAGATCAATAATATTGTCTATAATTCACCCTCAGTAAGTGATTATGCAGATATCAAAATCAACGGCGTGGCTGAAAATTTAATTCTTAGTGACGTAGAAATTCCTAAGCTTGGGAAGGTGACAATCATTGAGCAAACTCGATGAAATGACCGCTTACCTGCCGCCGTTCCTTACCAAGTTAAAGGAAATGGCTGAACTTCTTCAGGCAGAAGCTCCCGAATTTGAAACGCAAAATAACGGCATCTTTGATCTGACAGATCAGCTATTTGTCACAACAGCAACCTGGGGGCTTGAACGTTGGGAAAAAATATTGAACGTTCCGAGAGAGTCCGGGGATACGTATGAGATCCGCCGGCTACGTCTTATCTCAAAAATGTCCAATATCCCGCCGGCAACGTATAAAGCTATTGAACAGGCATTGAACCGGTTTCTAAAGAATCCGTCTGCTCGGGTCCGGCTGCTTCCCGGTGAGTACCGCTTTAATGTTGATATTGATATAGATGATATGCAGCACATGAGCGAGCTCATAGAGACACTGGAGAACATGAAGCCGGCTCACTTGGCATATACCTTGCGAGCCGCTTTAAATGAACCGCTTCATATAATAGATACTGTCATTCTGAATAACAGAAGATATCGAAAAGTAAGCGAGCTGAAGGTGGGTTACTCCGTCACACTCAATAATAACGAGGTGGTCCTTACATGATTTCGCAAGTTTATAGAGAGCGTACAGCTGCAGATCTAAAAAGCAGGATATCGAAAGTGTTGCTGAATGGGGATGAAACAGAAATTGTGGAACTCACCATTCAGGGGGCAGTTGTCACGGTACTTACTCACCGGGAAGAAGATATCAAACATATTGAGAGTGTGCAGATTCTAGATGAACAAAACAACGTGATTACGGAAAGAACAACAGATTTAGATGTCAGTAATAACAGAACGTTGGATTTCAGATTTACTTTTGAGGTGGTGTAACAAATGGCATATGAATCAAAAACAGACTGGCTACCGGATGACCCGATCAATGAGGACGATGTGAACCGTTGGGAGAAAGGCATTCAAGACGCGCATAAAGATTTATCAGCACATAAAATTGACATGAACAACCCTCACAAGGTGACAAAGGAACAGCTGGATCTGGGTAATGTTGATAACGTGCAACAGGCAGCGAAAAAAGATTTTGATCTACACAATCAAGATCAGGAACGGCATATTACAAATGAAGAGCGAGCTAAATGGAACGGAGCGCAGCTTTCGAAAATGACGAAAGACGATGGATCCATTCTTATTAACATCGGTCAAGGTTATGACTTCCATAGTGTTGCCATAGGGCAGAAAAAGACTTTTACTTTTTACATTTCAAGCGATGCCATTAATGCACCGCCTCAAGCGGTTCGCGGTATTTACTTGTGTTCCTCTTCGACGAGTGGGGAAGCAATGGCCATGGCCGCAGATGGCGGCTTTTGGAGAAAGTCCTTAGTTAACGGAACATGGTCTGATTGGATAAAGTACGAAACTGAAGAAGGATCAATTAAAAGATTGGCTGTTCACACTGATGATAAAGATATCCATGTTACTAAAAGTGATAAAGACAAATGGAATGGCGCACAATTATCAAAAATTACAGCAGATCATGGCGGTGTGTCAATCGCCGCGAATGAGGGAGAGGACATACTCCAAAAAATAGTTGATCAGGGCCGGACAATGGGTACTTTCTACGCGCATGGAAAAGCTGTTAATTCTCCTTCAATATTTTCAACAAGAGGGGTATTTCATCTTACTGGCCTTTCTACTGATGGAAAAGGTATGTATGGTTGGGTTTACGCTACAGATTACAAGAATAATGTCTTTACAAACTACTATGACGGCAGCACAACGAATTGGCAGGGGTGGAAGAAGCTTGAGACAGAAATAGCATCACAAGAGAAAGCTGATAAGGCTCTTTCAGATGCAAAAGCTTATGTTCAAGAAAACTTTACTAATCAAAACCTGACCGTTCTTACAGGAACAAATGCAATTAAGGACGCGAGAACAAGCGGAGAATCATATCCACTCGGCCTTACTCTAATGGATATTGGCCAAGGTAATATTACCGGGTACCCTTTACGATATGGGATTGTGAAAAATGAAAAGTATAATAACTCCCGCTTTACACAATATTTTTACGGTACAGGCAATGAATCAGGAACCTATATTGACAGTACAGGGGTATGGGTTCGCCATTGGTGGAGCGGTTCTGGCTGGACTCCTTGGGAAAAAATATCTGGATTTGCACATGCCAATGTTGGTACAACTGGAAAGCAGCTTCTTATAAAAGGGGAACAGCAGAAAGTTCGGTTTAATAGAAAGATAAAAGACAGTCATAATGCTTTTGATGTCACTAATAACCGGTTTATCTGTCCTAATAGCGGTATGTTTTTAGTCAATGCAGGTTTATATATAGAGAACGTTCAAAGATATGCCAACTATGAGATGGAGATTTATCTTAACGGAAAGATTTATAAAAATATAGCGCATTACAGAAACAGTCCAGCAAATCCTTCTGATACAACACAATTCAATGTAGGGGTTTATGGAGCCGCCACTGTTCCGGCTAATGCGGGCGATTATATAGAGATTTATCTCTATGTTGGATATGACGGGGATGTTCAACGTTACATTACTGACAACTCAGGATGGTATAACTATTTTGATATCACTGAAATGGGCGGCAGAAATTATCCGAGATTATAGGAGGTACTTTTATGATTTTGTATGATGCGATTATGTACAAGTACCCTACTGCGGTACCGAGAAAGGATTTTGAACTGCGGAACGACGGGAATGGCTCATATATTGAGAAATGGAATCTCCGGGCGCCATTACCTACTCAGGAGGAATTGCAAGCCTGGTGGGAAGAATCGAAAAGCAAACCACCATATGAGCCTCCTGATCAGGTAGATTTGCTTGCACAAGAATTGTCGCAAGAAAAGCTGGCCCGCAAACAGCTTGAAGAATTAAACCAAACTTTAGGAAATGCGCTGTCTGAAATAAAGCTGCAGCTGCTTTCCTTAGAAGGAGGGAATGAAGAATGAATTATTGGGTACTGGCTTTATATTATAACTGGGCTACCCCTGAAATGGTGAAGCAGGCAATCCACTATAAAGATTGCTCGCGCGAAGATTTACAGGAAGGAATAGAAAAAAATCTAATCACTGCAGAACAGTATAAAGAGATCACAGGAGAAGCCATGTAGGGCTTTTTTATTTTGCCTGAAAGGGGGTGGGTACGATGTAACGCCCATGCTAGACCGCTAAAGACTAACAAAAGCAAGGAGGAATTTTAAAATGACGCAGTATAGTTTTCAATTTCCAACAGATGCAGCCGGTAAGCCGGGGGCAGCCAAGCCATACAGAGAAGGGAACAGAGATTTTGTGGTGCCGATGGCTACCATTTCAGGTAATGCTGAGCTGTTGACAAATGCAGTCTTAAAAGCGACTGAAGTTTATACACAGTATGGCCAAGATCGATTAGGTCAGGTTTTAATTTCAAAAGTAAAAGGACATGCTTATTCTGATCGTGAAGGTACATTATTTATCGAAGAAAGTAACGATCAGAATACATGGACGACAGTATCTTCCTTACTGGTTAAGGCGGGGACACTTGGCGAGACTGAATGGATCCACTTAACACAACGATATTTCCGCTTCAGGTATGCAAACGGTAACCTGCAACAGTCCGATTTCTTGCTTTATCAGTCGCTTGGCGCTGGGGAAGAAGACATAAATATTAAACAAGCTGTTCCAATTAGGACAGCTGCTCCGCTCACTATGCAAATAGATAAGAGCGGCTTAACCGATGATGGGCGCTTAAAAGTTCAGACTGAAGGCTTGAATATTAGCTCATTGGACACTCAAGCAAAAACAATGGATGTTGTTTTTCATGATAAAACAGAAACAGTGGGTGAAGGTACCCCGTTCACTGTGGGATCATTTAAAACGTTGCTTATTGAGGTTTATGGGACAGCTGAGACAAGCGAATTAATATTCTGGGGTAAATCCTTATCTGGAACAAAACGAGCCCTCAGAGGGCAAAAAGTGGACGATGGCACGTTTGCCACTAGCACAAAAGGGAAGTCAGAAGCCTGGTCTTTTGATATTACCGGTTTTAAAGAAATCGTGATGGAACTTAAATCTTTGACGAATGGAAACTTTTCAGTAAGAGGGACGGCCGTCTCATAAAATCCGGCTGTCCTTTTATTGTGCCTCGGAGGAGGTGAAGAAGATGAAATAAAAGGGGGGTGTACTGATGTCACAACCGACGGAGGTACCGGATTTGCTCGCACTACAAAGAGAAATATCAGAGATTAAAAGTGAGAATAAAGCGATAGAGCAGCGCGTCAATGCCCTTGAGCGTGTCTCGGATAGGCAAGATCAGCAGATCATGACGCTGAATGAAAAGCTAAACAAAATAGAAGAAAATACAACATGGATCAAGCGCTCCATCACAGGCGCTATCATTACAGCAGTTTGTACCGGGGTTATTGGCGGTGCAATTGCTATTTTCTATACTGTTTTGCAAAAATAAGGAGGAACACACAATATGAAAAACTACGACAAAGGCACGGTCATTCGGACGGTGCTTCTTTTAATTGCACTTATTAATCAAACTATGCTGATGTTTGGGAAATCACCTTTAGATATCACGGAGGACCAAGTAAATCAGCTTGCTGATGCTCTTTACACAGCAGGGTCTGTGATCTTTACTATCGGCACGACACTCGCAGCATGGTTCAAAAATAACTACGTAACAACCAAAGGACACAAGCAAAAAGCAATTTTAAAACAAAACAATCTAACTAAATGAGGTTGCCTGCTGGCAGCCTTTTTAATCTGAAGATAGGAGAGGAAATATTATGGCCATAAAAGTGGTGAAAAATTTAGTTTCTCAAGAAAAATACAGTTTGAAATGTCCGAATCCCATGGTTCCGGAATATATCACTATTCACAATACAGCAAACGACGCTTCAGCGAAGAATGAAATCTCTTATATGAAGAACAACACAAGCTCAACAAGCTATCACTTTGCGGTAGATGATATACAGGTTATTCAAGGGCTTCCGTTGAATCGTAATGCATGGCACACAGGAGACGGGAAAGATGGTCCAGGAAACCGCAAGTCTATCGGAGTAGAGATCTGCTACAGCAAGTCAGGGGGCGCTAAATACTACGCTGCTGAAAAATTGGCAATCAAGTTTGTGGCGCAACTGCTTAAAGAGCGCGGCTGGGGTGTTGATCGAGTTCGAAAACATCAAGACTGGAACGGGAAATATTGCCCTCACCGGATTTTGTCAGAGGGTCGATGGGATGAAGTGAAAGCCTCTATTGCTGATGAATTAAGCAAAATCGGTGGAAAAAGTTCAGCGTCTTCAGGCAGTTCTTCAGGATCCGGAACAACATATACAGTGAAAAAAGGAGACACACTTTCCGGAATCGCGAAGGCTGAAGGAGTAAGTGTGGCAAACCTCCAGAAATGGAATAACATTAAGGATCCGAATAAAATAACAGTTGGTCAAAAGTTGAAACTGCAAGGCTCCAGTTCTTCCACTTCTAAACTAACAAGCAGTAAAAAGTCATCATGCTCCTTGCCTTCTGGTGTCTTTAAAGTAACAAGCCCAATGAGAAAGGGAGCGGAAGTCAAAAAGATTCAACAAGCGCTGGCTGCTCTTTATTTCTATCCGGATAAAGGGGCGAAGAATAACGGCATTGATGGCGTTTATGGTCCGAAAACAGCAAATGC